TGAGCATCTTGGTTTACCTTTTTATATTTATAGTGTTGAGCAAAAAAACTGGGTAGATTTTAAGCCATCTGGTTATACATCTGGTTTGTATGGCCGCACATGGATTTGGGGCAAGCATGACTGTTGGAGTTTAATAACAGATTATTTTTTAAACAAAAAACAAATTAATTTAAAATTTTGGGAAAGACCAAAAAGTATAAAAACTTTCTGCGAAAATCCATATTTTGAAAAAGTTTTAACTGGCTCTGGTTTTAAAGAAGTTTCTAAAGATAATATTATTAATGATGATGTTTTGCTTATGCAAGGTCCAGATGAAAAGTTAAATCATGTTGCTTTATATATTGGCGATCAAACAATATTGCATCACAACATTAGACAGTTGAGTTGTAGAGAATTATATGATTTAAGATATATAGAGGCCACAAAAAAGGTTTACAGATATGAAGCTTAAAAAAATAAAAGTTTATGGCAGATTAAGAAAGTTTCTTGGGCAGTCGTATTTTGAAGCGGCTGTTGCAAGTCCAAAACAGGCATTTCATTTTTTGATTGCAAATTTTCCAGAGGTTGAAAATCACATGATGAATCAGTTTTATAAAATAAAAATGGGCGGTATGAATATTACAGAGGATTTGTTAAGTTTACAAAGCGATGAAGATATACAGATTATTCCTATTGCTATAGGTGCAAAAGGAGTTGTGATAGGTGGGTTATTAACTGCTGGTGGTTCTGCCGTTGCTGCAACAGCTTTTGGAGCAACATTAGTTGGCGGCATAGCTGCAACTGCATTAACAACGATTGGAACAAATATGTTAATTAACGAAGCAACGCAACTTTTAATGCCACAACCTGACATTCCAACTGGTGTTATGGCTGATAGCTTTTCACAGAATGATCCTACTTTTCAATCTTTTGGTTTTGGGTCGATTCAAAACGTATCTAGGGCTGGTGTCCCAATTCCAATAATATATGGAGAAGTTTTTACAGGATCAGTTGTAATTAGTTCTGGTGTTGATACTGTACAAGCGGAGGGAACAACATAATGGCTACAGCATCTGGAAGTTTTGGTGCAATTACTGACTTGCTTGGAATTAAAAATCCAGATTTGCCCAAAGATGCACTTCAATCAAAACAATTTCAAACGCTGATTGAATTACTAGGTTCAGGAGAGATAGAGGGGTTTCCAAGTGCTACAGGTAGTAAAGGTTCGACTGAATATAATATTTCAGCATTAAAAGATGTATTCCTTAACGGAACTCAGGTTTTACAACAAGCGGCTGGCACAAGTCCAAATGATGAGGATTTTAACTTTCAAAATATTACTTTTGAACCTAGATTTGGAACTTCAGACCAAACAGCAATATCTGGTATATCAGAGACAGAATCAGAAACAAGTGTAGGTGTAACAGTAACACAATCAACACCAGTTTCTAGGCAGATAACAAATACGAATATTGATGCGGTAAGAGTTACTCTTGGTTTTCCTACATTGCAAAAGTTTGAAGATAATGGCGATATAAATGGTGCTGAAGTTGCTCTTACAATTCAAACAATAGAAAATGATGGCACAACAACAACTGTTATAACCGACACTGTAAAAGGAAGAACTGCAAGTACATATTTCAGAGATTATAAAATCAATCTTCCATCTGGCACTAGTTTTCCTGTCACTATCAGAGTAAATAGAACCACAGCAGACAGTACAGAAGCTACGCTTCAAAATAGTTTTCAATGGTCATCTTTTACAGAAATAATTAACGAATCAAGAGCCTATGCAAATTTTGCTCATGTAGCTTTACGTTTTGATGCTGAAACCTTTCCAAATCAGCCCAGACGTATGTATAGAATTAGAGGAACAAAAATAAAAATACCGCATAATGGGGTTGTAAGGGCTGATGGTTCTATAAGCTATAGCGGTACATTTAACGGAACTTTTAAAACAGATAAAGAATATTCAAATGATCCAGCATGGATTTTATATGACTTGCTTACAACGTCAAAAGGTTTTGGAGATCATATTGCAGAATCATCACTAGATGTTTTTAGCTTTTTCTCTGCCAGTCAATATGCAAGTGAGCAAGTAGATGATGGGGCTGGTGGTACTGAAGCCAGATTTTCTTGTAATGTTGTTTTAAATTCTCAAAGGGCTGCATACGATACCATAAATAATCTTGCTGCTGTAATGAGGGCAATGCCTTTTTATTCAGCAGGGGCAGTAAACATAAGCTGCGATAAACCAACAGATGCAAGCTATATCTACAATTTAAGCAATGTTTCTGAAGCTGGTTTTTCTTATTCAAGTGCTAGTAAAGACACAAAATTCACTGTTGTTAATGTCTCCTACTTTGATAATGAGACTCAAGAGGTAGATTATGAGACTATAGAAGATACAGCTTTACAGGCAAAATATGGCATAGTAACTAAAAATTTAAATGGCTTTGCTTGTACATCAAGAGGCCAAGCTGCAAGACTTGGACGCTGGTTTTTATATACACAAAACAACGAAGCTGAGACAGTTACATTTACAGCATCATTAGAAAGCGGAACGATAGTCAGAGTTGGAACTGTGATTAATATTGCAGATCCTATGAGGGCAGGGGTAAGAAGGGGAGGACGTATAAAAACAGGAGTATCTACAACACAGATTATTGTTGACGATCAAAATAATACAGATCTGGCAACAACAGGTTCAGCAACTTTATCTGTAATATTATCTGACGGCACATTAGAAACTAAAACAATAAGTGATATTACAGGTGCAACTATTACTGTAGATTCTGCATTTAGTTCAGTGCCACAAACAAACAGCGTTTGGGTGATAGAAAATACATCTGTTGAACTTCAGACTTTTAGAGTTGTATCTGTAACAGAGCAAGAATTATTAAATTATCAAATTGTCGCTGTCGTACATGATCCAAACAAATATGCTTTTGTAGAAGATGGTACAGCATTGCCAGCAAGAACAATAACAACACTTACTGCACTAAAAGATGCACCAAGCAGTTTGCAGGGAACAGAACAGATAGTGGTATTAAATAACAGGGCTGTGAGTAAATTATTTATCCAATGGCAACCTGTTAACGGTGTAACTGAATATATGGTTCAATATAGATTTCAAAATGAAAACTTTATATCAGAACGTATTACAAGATCAGATTTTACAATCTTTGAAACTTTAAATGGAACTTATGAAGTAAGAGTCTTTAGTTATAACGCTTTAGGTAAGCCAAGTACAAATCCAGCAACAACAACATTTACCACTGTTGGTAAAACGGCTTTGCCAGCAGATGTACAGAATGTACAAATAGAACCTTTGTCAGATCAATTTGTACGATTACGTTTTGATAAATCAACAGATGTTGACGTTATTCATGGTGGAAATGTAGTTATAAGAAGTTCGAACCTAACAACAGGCGCAACTTTTACAAATGCAGTTGATGTAATCCCAGAACTCTCTGGAAATATCAGCGAGTCAATTGTGCCTAATATTGTAAATGGAACTTATCTTCTTGCCTTTAGGGATGACGGAGGGCGACTTAGTGCAAATGCCGCATCAATTAAAAATATAAATACTAAACCTGATGTTTTTCCAAAACTTACAATTTTAGAAGATAGGGAAGATTTAGACAGCCCGCCTTTTCAAGGAACAAAAGTAGATTGTTTTTTCTCTGATGAAGTTAATGGTCTTGTACTTGGATCTCTTGATTTATTAGATGGGGTTACAGATTTTGATGCAATAGCAGATTTTGATTTTCTTGGTGCGGTAGATATTACAGGTGGTTCATATAGTTTTGCTAATACATTAGATTTAGGAGGAAAGCAACCATTAAGGCTTAGAAGACATTTTGTTACACAGGGTTTTTTACCTAATGATTTAATAGACAAAAGAACAGCAAATATTGATACTTGGACTGATTTCGACGGAACTACAGCGGTAGATGTGAATGCTAAATTATTAGTTGCAACAACTGACTCTGATCCTGATTTGTCAGTATCAGCCACTTATGCAATATCAGGAACAACCATTACAATCACAAAATCCTCACATGGATATTCTGCTGGTAGTTTTGTAACTGTTGACTTTACTTCTGGAACAGGTGTTGATGGCGATTATGAAATACAAACTGTGCCTGACGCAAACACATTTACACTTACTTCTGCAACGTCTTTAACAACAAGTGGAAACTGTACATATTCAGCAGAGTTTTCACAATTTAATCCATTTGTAAATGGAACGTATATTGCAAGAGGTTTTAAATTTAGATGCGATATGGATTCTGACGACCCAGCACAAAGTATTGAGATTGACCAGCTAGGTTATACAGCCGAACTGGAAAGCAGAACAGAAACAAGTCTTGGTAATGCAGCAGCATCAAGTGGTGGATTTATTGCAAGCGGTACTTCTACAAAATCTATTACTTTTACAAATAGCTTTTTCACAGGTCAATCAGGAACAAGTGTCGCTGCTAACTCTGTTTTGCCATCAATAGGAATAACAATAGAAAATCAATCATCAGGAGATTTCTTTGTTTTATCGAATATTTCTGCAACAGGTTTTGATATAGACATAAAGAATGGATCTAGTAATGTAAACAGAAACTTTAAATATGCTGCTACAGGCTTTGGACGTGGTAGTTAGTGTTGCTTTAGGATATACTTAGAGAAAATTTTGGATTAGGAAATGGCACAACACGATTATGTTATAGATAACTCCACTGGAGCAAACGTCAGGGCTGATATAAATAATGCTTTATTAGCGATTTCAAGTAATAATTCTGGATCATCCGCACCAAGTACAAACTACGCAAGCCAATTCTTTGCTAATACAACATCAAGTATTATGCAGCTAAGAAATACTGCTAATAATGCTCATATAAATTTATTTACGTTAGCTGGTGGTCCAGCTTTTGCTGTTGATGGAACAATAAACTCAGTAAACATTGGTAAAGGAGCAAACTCTGTTGCGGGTAACACTGTTCTTGGAGAAAATGCTTTAGATGCTTCTGTATCTGGTGAAAATAATACTGCGATAGGTAAAAGTTCTCTTACAGCATTAACTTCTGGAGCTAATAACACTGCTGTTGGTACATTCACAATGGATGCTAATACCACTGGTCAGTTTAATACAGGTATAGGTAGAGGTGCTTTAGGAGCAAATACAAGCGGTCATGAGAACACTGCATTAGGTGGTAGTGCTTTAGATGCCAATACAACTGGATCTAACAACACAGCAGTTGGAGTAGATGCTTTAGGTGCAAATACTACAGCCTCAAATAATGTTGCAATGGGTAGGAGTGCTTTAAGTGCAAACACAACTGGGTCGCAGAACACAGCACTTGGAAGGCTTACTCTAACTCAATCTACAACTGTATCTAACAACACTGCTGTAGGTTATGCAGCTTTAAGGTTCAACACGTCTGGATCTAGTTGTACTGCCGTAGGTGCTAATGCTTTAGATGCCAATACAACGGGAGCTATAAATGATGCCTTTGGTGTAAGTGCATTAGGTAAAAATACAACTGGCGAAAATAATTGTGCTTTTGGAAGATTTGCTTCGGCAAATAACGTTACAGGAAATAGTAACACTGCTATGGGTAGTTCAGCTTTAAGAGATAATACAGCAAATTCAAATACTGCTTTTGGTACTAATGCATTACTAGTAAATACAAGTGGATCTGGGAACGTAGCAGTTGGTAATAATGCTTTAGACGCAAACACTACAGGTGTCAATCTTGTTGGTATTGGCTTTGCATCATTGTCTTCAAGTACTACAGCAAATAGTAACACTGGAGTTGGTAAAAGCAGTCTTGAATCAACTACAACAGGAGGAAATAATTGTGCTTTTGGTCACAATGCTCTTGTCTTCAATACTACTGGTGCAAATAATTGTGCTTATGGCTTTTCTTCTTTATTTAATGTAACAACTGGATCAGGAAACACTGCCATAGGTGAACAAACAGGTAATGCAATCACAACTGGTGGAAATAACACCATGCTAGGAAAAGATGCTGGTAGGGGTACTTCACCATCAGGAGAAGTAAGTACTGCAAGTAATCAAGTTTGCATAGGAGATAACAGTGTGACTAATGCTTTTATTAAAGTAGCTTTTACAGTTACTTCAGATCAGAGAGATAAAATTGAAGATGGTGCTGTTTCTCATGGTTTAGACTTTGTAAATCAATTAAAGCCTAAGTCATTCTGGTTTAGAAAGAATCGTGAATCTGAAGAAAAGCATGGTGACAAAAGATATGGATTCTATGCTCAGGATATTCTTGCATTAGAGGGTTCTGACAGTGTAATTATTGACAGTAAAGATTCAAATAATCTTAAATTTAGAGGTGATCAATTAATTCCTGTATTAGTAAATGCAATAAAAGAATTATCAGCAAAAGTCACAGCCCTCGAAGCAGGGTAAACTGCAAACAAATCTATTTCTAATAAAATGGCTGAAAGAACTACTGAAGAAGTCGCACAAATCTTTTCTGCTGCTGGTGATAGCGTAACTGTTATCAATGCAGATGCAAGCTATTCAGCTTATACAACAAGGACAGGATCTACCGATACTGAAGCTGAATGGAAAGCATATATCAAAAGAAATACAGATCATCTTGAGATTATTAAGGCTTACACACAAACTGATGGTACAACATCTATCTGGACAACTGAAAGTTTTACAGACATAGATGCTGCCATAACTACAGGTAAAGCTCTTTACGCTTAAATTATGAATTTACAGGAAAGATTGCAGCAATTAGCTGTTGAGAGAGAACACTTAGTTGTTGCCTTGCATGAGACAACAGGTGCAATGAAGATACTACAACAGCAGATAGATGAGCAAAATAAAGAGGACGAACCAGAAACAGAAACACTCGAAAGTTGAATTTAATCTAAAAACGATTATTATTGAGCTTTATTCTTTTTAATAATGCTTAAAAAAGTACTAACAATAGCTGCTGCTTCAGCACTATCAACACCCGCTTTTGCTGGTTTCTATGTCAACGTAGAAAACAATGGTTCTTACACAGGCAAAGACTACACTGGTTCTGGTACTGACTTACACCTTGGTTATGAGAATGGTAATGCCTTTGGTAGTTACTACATTCAAGGTGGTGCGTATCTTAATAACCCAGATGGTGCAGATTCAGAAACAAACTTTTCTGGTAAAGTTGGTGGTTCTGTAATTGCATCAAAAAATATTGATGTATATGGAGAGTTTTCTATCGTTACAGATGATGTTAATTCTTATGGAACGAAGCTTGGTTTGAAGTATAAGTTTTAGTCATCATAGATAAAACCAAGTAACAGGGTATGACAGTTGGCAGTATTAGGAGCATAGATATAATACTTACATGACCTATAGCTTTTAGTATTGCCTGTTTTACCATGACTTTTTCTAAGATCGCCAATATTTTGTCAATTATCTCATTTTTGATGGTTTCGTCAATGAGTATTTTTGCATTTATGGCGGTGAAATATATGCAGAGTCCAGAATTTGAAAGAACATTAAAAAACAAGCTTATGGGCGATTTAGAGAA